CCTTGGTTCACTGCCAACGCCACACAAACTTAGTGCGGCGTTCGGTGTACTCGCTAGCCGAGAAGGGGGACTGAATAGCCCCTAACTCTTGGCATCTGCTGTTCGTTGTATTAAACACGATCGGAGATCTTCGGTTGGCCTCTGCGAAGAATCGCAGAAGCTTATTCCAACCTGGGATCTCCTCTCGACGCTTAACCGACCTCACGCCCCTTACCTTCCATTGCCTCTTTTGGAGGTTCTGATTGATTCGGGATACGCGGGGTTTGTATTGCTCGGGAACTTCGTATAGACTTGGCACCGCTGCGAAGCGGGGCTTCTCGTCTTGTCGCAGGACCTTATAAAGGGTCCCTAAACAGCTTACGATGTAATCGTAAGTATCGAAGTATCTACGCTCGTAACATGAGTTTGCATATGCTATCCATGATACGTACGAACTAGGGCAGGGAGACGGCGACCAGACAGTCCGAAACCGGACTGGAGTGACATTCGCGCCCGAAAGGGCGTCCATGCCACATGACTCTCTAAAGAGTCCACTGGTGCAGCTTTTCGCGCGGTTGATTTTCAACCCAAACGCTTCCAGCCGTTCGATTGCGTGGCCTACATAAGTAGTAGGAACAACCACGTCATCTCCGTACACTAGGATGCTCTCTCGAACATCCTCGTCGGCTACCGCCGTTAACAGGGCCCAGATGATCAACGCCATTATAGGGAAGCATAAAGCACTTCCCATTGGCGCAAACTTCTCTAGGGTTATAACCTGTCCCGACGGTAGTTGCGTGCTCAGCGACCTGCTCGCCAAAATAGCCCCTCTGAGGGGCTCTGGAATGAGCAGTCGAACTAAACCAACCGTTACACGATCGCTAGCCTCTTCGAGGTCCAGGGTCGCGTATTTACCTCTGAGGGAGCCTAAAATGGCGCCTCTCTGGTTACGTGCTTGGTCTGTGAACGAAACGTTGTACCTGACTAAGGCACAACTTTCCACTCGCTGCACTATCAGCTCCATCAAACCCTGCTGTATCCACTGTAGAGACAGTGGTTCACAGCTGATTAGACGGGGGCCTCGACTATCCTTCGGCACAAGTATTACCTTGGCCGGGGACTCGCCATCATCAATCGCTTGAAGCGATTGAATCTCATCGCAGACATGACCCAGTGATGCGTAGAAGTATGCATCGAGGGGCCAATATTCTGTAACTCGACTCGGCACTTGGCTGAACATGTACTTCTTGGAGTGACGTTCCCGTGTGGAAACGGCTCCAGGTCCATGTCGTGGCCTAATGTCACGAGGATTCAAGCGACCTAACACCTCCCAAAGGAGGCGTCGGGCGTCTTTAACAAGCTTCGCGGCAAAGGGGGGTAAAACCTCCTCTGCTCTGACGCCTGTACTATCCATTCGATTGGCTATTGCAGCCAACGTTTGGTTATGCGTGCGAATATCAAGCTCAGTTCTTTCGAACTTTGCTATGACGTCACGTTCTAACTGAGGATCATACGGGATCTCGTACTTATAATACGTGTACAAGATTTGCCGTAGTGACCTGACGCTATCAACACATGGTGCATTGAGAGGATTCCCATTGGGGTCCAACACGTTTTTAAACAAGGTACCCAAGAATTTGGGATACTTTATTTCGGCACTGACTGGCTTGAAGCCATGCTCAGTAGCTAGTAACGGTTGGCCTCCGGCAAGGGCGCGGTCAAGCGCCTTACCGATGGTGGGCAGAGTTCTCGTGAGAAAACTCATTCCTTCTTTGACCACACGTTCTGATGCTTTTGTAGCATCGAGACGTAGTTCCTTTTCAGAAACGTTTGTGTGCTGTTTTGCCACATCGCCTATCAAGGCAGTGATCACTAACTTGTGATCTAGGCTCTTATTGGGACCCATTATTGGTGTTCCTTCCTAGAGCATGCCACACTTGACAGACGAATCCTGAGGCCTAACTACGAGTGAAACGAATGGCCGGCAACTCGGTTTCGAAACCGAGTGGAATGCCGGGACCATACACTTCATTGCGCATGCCATTAGGGTCCTCGATCACACCTGGGGAGAAGAGGCCCCCGTTGATAAGTATACCAACGGGAGTACTCGTAATCCTCAAGTGCACCTGGACTTCACCCAACAGCAAATAGTCTGGCGCGACGTATACCTCCTTCCATTGTCCCCATCCCTCGTTCATCAACACTGTGTTGACGGCGAGGTTAGGGCGTTGGATCAGAGGGACGCTTAGCGTTCGGACTTTTGGCTTTGTCATGTGTCTTTCGTAGTTTATTGCGTGCTCTTCGCTCTTTGATCCTCTTCAGGATCTCGGTCGCGAGAAGCACAAGTGGAACGATTACAGGATGCATAGAAGTACGCGTCCCCGGAATTGCTTCCGGCGAGAGCTCCTCAGATGGAGCCCTCGAGTAGTGCTGAAGAGCCGTTGCCCGTGCCGTCGTAAAGGAAGGTCGCTGTACCCGTAAGGGTATAATCCAGCGAGCCACCTTCGGCCATCACGTTCTTCGGTTCCGTCATGTCGGCCAAATCCCCAATAGGGAAGTCGGTCGTGTGACGGTCAATGACCTTACGCTGAACCCCGCTGACTCCGATGACAGTCTTTACGACTTCTCGGACACTTTGTCGGCGAAGTTCCGCGCCTTTCCCAACCTCCCGGTGTGAAAACCGGATGTAATGGGGAAGGTTCGGTGCAGCCGTCTTATGGACGAATTGCACTGATGGTCCCTCTTCCTTTTGGCGTGCGAACTCTTGTTCAACGCCAGAAGCGTTCTTGACCTCATTCGTTACAAGTGTGTTTGGTAACATGCTTACTTGCCCCTTTACAGTAAAGGGCGAACTGGTAACCGCTCTCTCACCTAGTAAAGGCGAGAGCTGCGGCTAAGCTTAATTCCTTACGGTTTAAGCCACTCCCTTCCAAGGAGTGAAGCAATGACCACTGTGGTAACACGGATCGGCGTAGGTACGCTTGTTCGTTAATTACCATCAGTGGAACTGTGTTAGCCGGCAGCACTGTACCACCGACACCCATAGCCGCGAGGCATTGGATGTTTCGATGTAGTGACACTGACCAACAGTAGTTGCGTATAACAACGCGCGGTTCTAGCTGCCTAGCCTTAAATGAATCGAACCAGGCGCCAAGGTTGGCGACCCAATCGATCACAAAGGACCAGGGCAAGGCATTCCAGATGATAGCAGGGTTACAATTAACCCCAATACTGTCTAGAAGACCCCCCATGCGAGCGTTTTCACGCTCGTAATTAGAGAGTTCATAAGAGAACTCCATGGTAGCATTGAACTTGCGAGTCCGATATGTAGTCGTCCTCGAGCAGGTGTTGACCCCATCACTTGATGTGTAGGGTTTGACCTCTGCCGTCTGCGTCTCGTCGGAATACTCCTCATTCAAAGGCACTTCAAAATGCCTAATTTGAGGAACTCGCTCACGGTCCAGGAGGTTTTGAACCTCCCGCCGGTAGTTCTTGAGGGCCTTTACTAAGCCCTCAATATCGCGGAGCATGGGTGCGATTGCGAAGGAGTACGTCAAGTACCCCTCTGCACTCATGCGTAGTAGCCTCCGTAGGGTTGTCTTGGAGCCACCTTTATTCTGTCGAAGGCTTTTGAATGCCTTCTTCAGATTTCGGATGGTCCCCTTGATGTCTCGGAGCTGACGAGCTAATCCAGCAAAATCCTTTAATTCAAGGATCGAGTTGATTAGTGATATTCTCGTCTTCACTTCGGGCCACATAGCTTTTAAGCTACGTGAACAGAGTGAATCGATGTCAATATGCGTAGTACAGTATTTGTGACTACCCTTGACAACGTAGAGCGGAGCAAGCTTAAGGGTGGGGTTTCCCTCCCAGGGCTTGTCCAGGCTACCTAACACTGTGGACGGCCAGACACTGTTCCAGTATCCGAACCGGTTGATAATAACGTAAGAGCCATCCGTTTGGATAGCACTTGCGTATTTTAGCTTGTTGGTCAGATTACTTGTCCGCTCGCATTTGTAATGCGAGCAGTCGTTCATCCTTCCTCTCCCCTTATCCACATCGGCCAAATACTCCTCTCCCCGATCAAAACCGGGTTGAAAGAAAAGGCCGAATAAGTAAGAAGAGGACGTCTCCCCCGTGGTCCCATTGTAGCTTATATGCTCATATAGGTGCCGCGTATACGGGGACGTAACAATCCTCGGTGTTTTTGGTGTCATACGGTGGAACGAAACAACGTTTCTGAGGATAGGCCCAACGAGGGCCT